ATAGTAAAAGGAGCGTAAATTAACCAATTAGGATGAATAAATAAACTTAAGTCTAATAATGCTATGGAATAAAAATTTAAATTTTGAATCATGGTGATGTATACCTCCCTATAGAATCAATATATGATCCGCTTCCAGATAATATAAATGTATATTTATCTATTGCTCTAGAAGTGTCTGAAGATCTAACGCTAACATCTCCACTAAATATTGGAATAGTAGTGAAAAGATAATCTGAATTATTTAAATTTGTACCAGTTAAATTTTCATATGGCATTAAAACATTTCCATTAAGATTATTGAAAAAACCAGTAGAATTTACGCCATAAGATATAAGATTAATGCCTGTATTTTTAATGCTATAACCAGTAGGTATAGTAAATGTAATATATTCAAAATATTTAGTTTTTGTATCACCAAATAAATTAGCTAATAGATTAGGATCTGTTGCGTGAGTTTTTCTTATATAATTATCCAAGATTTGACCATTTGTTGAAATTCCTGTTACTAAGTTTGGATTAAATCCAGTTCCATTAAATGGATTTCCTAATTGTTTGTAAAATCTAAGTTGTAATCCTGTTATTTCAAAATTAGTCATAGCTGTTCTAACGAAATTATATCTTTCTCCGGGAATAACATCAATTTGTGGATTTTTTTGAGAATAAACTTTAGAAGATAACATTATGAATTCTTCGCTAGAATAACATCCAGTTGTAGTTGAGCCATCTTTATTTTTAACTTTTAATCTCCACCATCTTCTTTGTTGATCTATTTTACCACTTATTGAATAGCATGGATTGCTTAAGTTATCTTCGTAATTATTTAAAACTTCTACTGCATTTTCAATATTAGAATAAAATGTTGTATTTAAATATGGTCCATTTTTATAATTATTTAATTTTAAATTATTTAATATTGGATTTATTTTTGCACTTCCACTTGGATATACTTCTAAAAATGGTAAAAATCCGGGCTTGGGTTCTAAGTCTTTTATATTCGGTTCAAAACCAAATACAAACCATTCACCAGAAGAAGTATATGTTTGACTAAAATCATTAATTTTTTTAGTATTAGAAATTCCAGTACTTAGATAAATAGAGAAAAATCCAGTCCATTCAGTCGAATTTTTGTTAGCACGAAATGCTAAAAGTGGAGATGTATGATCGTTTGGTATTGTTAAAGTCGTTAATCTATAATTTTTATTATTTATTTTATTATATTCTGGTTCATATACTTCATAATTGAAATATTTTTTATCTTCCAATTTTGAAAAACCAAAATCTAAATTAGCAATATCTGTACTATCTGTTTGTAAAAATCTATAAGATTTCCCTCTTTCTAATGCGATTGGCATTTTAATATATCCAGTATTTGCTGTATTTAATATAAAATTATTTGGAAAACTTTTATTTATTATTCCTAATTTATTACCTGTAAATGTAATATTAAAATTAGATCCATTTTCATTTAAGCTTATTGGTAATAAATTATATGGTTTTATAGCCACTTGAACATCTACTTGTAATGCTCCAGTAGTAGGATTAAATGAATTTGGAGAAGAGAAGTATCCTGATACACCACTTAACCATCTGAATATTTTTTCATTTGAATCAAGAACTATCCAATCTACATTAGAATCTACATATAAATATGATTCTCCACTTAATATTGGATAAATTTTTTTCATTCCACTGAAAGCTCCAGTATTAGAAAATTGATCTAATCTTTTAATTTTTCTATTTAAATCTTGAGCAACTTCTGTTTGATTCAAATTATTTCCAGTGCTATAGTATGTTATACCAAAGAATTTTGTATCAAAATTTAAACCACCAGTCGTAAATATTAAAGTATTTTTTGTTGATGTATTTCTATAGGCTAATAAAGATTGATTATATAAACCGCTTATATAAGACTTAAAGAAGTAATCATCAGCTGTAATCTTAGTATTATTTGAAAGAGATGAAATTTTAACTGGGACAGTATTTTGTATATATAATGCTTTATAAGCAGATCCAGAAACTAATTGTTTTCCAGTAATTTGATAAAATCCAAGATTTTTAGTTACTTTAGTATTTATAGAAGAAAATAATCCAGTAGTTATAACTGAGAGATCAAAATTCAAATTTGATTTTGGGCCTAAAGTGATTGTTAATATACTTTCGCCAGATTTATAAATTTTTATATTTTCATTTGTCCAAATATATTCTGATTTAGATGGTTTATTCACCGTATCTAAATTTAAAATTGAATCTTCTGGACTAAAATAAATTTCTACAACTGAATTACCTGTATTTGCTATGGAAAATGTTTTTCTTAATGTTTCTGGATATATACCCGTTAATTCAACTGCATAATTGCCCAATCCCCATTTAGAATTTTTATATTGATAAAGATTCCCTGCGCTAATTTGTTTAAATGTAGGATCTTCTTTATATTGAACTGGTACTTTAATTAAATTTAAATTTCCTGTATGAACGAAAATTGAAAATCTTGTTTTATTTTGTTTTTCTGGATACCAATAAAAAGCTATAGGTTCTGGAAGTTGTCTACCTTCAGAAGTTGTTTCATTATTTCTAATATGATTTGAAAAAATTAAAAATTCAGTATTTTTATCAAACAAATTTTGAGGGCCAAGTCCAGAAAGAAAATATACATTATTTTTAGCTATAAATTCTCCTTTAACTCTACCCTCTCCAGAGTGAAACCACCTATTACCCATGTCACCAACTTGATTATCTTTATGATCAAAAAATTCAAAAAGATTTCTATATGGCATTACTTCTGTATAAGTTCCAGTAAAACTTTCATCTATAAAACCACATAGACGAAGTCCTGTTTGTAAACCAGAAGGAAGTCTTACGTCACCATTATTATAACCAGACCAAATTTCATTAAAATATACTCCAGTTGATCCAGATCTTGAATATGGTAATTCATTTATAGGTCTAAAATATCTATCATTATAAGAAAAATTCATTGGAGTAATAATCGAATAATCTATAACAAAATTATTTTTATTATCTATAACCCAGCCTTGTTCATACCATTTCCCATCGTAATTTTTTTCTCTTTCTGATACAATTGAATCTTTATAGTCTTGTGTTTTTTTAGAATATCCTTTAACAGGTTGAGGATTTTGTTGGTAATTTTTTAAATTTTCAGATACGAGTTCTGGATTAGCAAAGTCCTTAAACTTTGCTTCGTTAGCAATAATATTAAATTTAATATTTTTTGTACTCATAAAATTTGTTTACCTTTCAAAAAGGCGGGCGTGATAGATGACCGTCTTTATATACAGCGAACCAAGGCTACTGCCTCTTTATAGCGTATATTTTGGCGGTTCTTCTAAACCAGATCTAAATGCTTCATTTATTTTTATTTCTTATTTTTTAATATAAGAACTTTATATTACTATAAAGATAGGACTATGTCTTTTTTATTCTTATGAAGAATAAAATCGGGCGCTCGTGTCTCTCTTATTGCTGCGACAGCTCAAGAATTAGTCTCTACACCTTTTTGCATCTTTTTGTCGCGATGCAAACTTGGCTCGGCGTTATCCTATATATTTCAAAGAACTATTTTTTATTCTATAGGACTTTCACCGAATTCACCCGATGAAGGCAAACATATTTACACAAGTTTTAAACCCTAGAGATTAAAAAAAAAATAGATTTTTTTTAAATATATTTATAATATATGTATATGCATACATTAAATAAAATATCGAAATATTTACGCATTCTTCTTGAGGTTGATGAAACTTATAAAACATTACAAGAAAAATTTCCAAATCTTTTAGATGATCTTATTTCGGCTAAAACTAATCCCAGCTGTAGTTGTAATAAAAGAATTGTTGAAGGTTTAACTAATAGATATGAAGAATCCGAAGAAGATAAAAACTTAATAGAAGATATTTTTGCTAAACCTGAAATTGTAGAGGCGATAAAATCTTATGATAAGGCAATACAAGAATGGGAAAGAAAAGAAAAAGATTTTTTTGGTAAAGTACATATTGTTGGAAAATCTTCTGAAGACTGGGAAAATTTTGGCAATTTTGCTAGAAGCCAAGGGCTACATATACAAGGGATGTCTGTCATAGAAAAAGCTGATAATCTTGAAGTAAGATTTATTTAAAATCTTTTATATCATTTTTATAAACAAAAATAAATTTTAAACTAATGCCATTAATATCTTTCGTAAGATATCTTTCTGCAAGACATGGATATTCTTGTGGTTTTTGATTAATATTTAATTCCTTTAAATTATAGAATTCTTTAGATAATTTAACATATTTACCCCAAGCCTGTTTTGTTTTTAAAAATATCATTTAATATATTATAAAAACTTGACATTATTTTATAAAGAAAATAAAATATATTAACATAGCTTCCAATTAGAGCAGTTTGTTGATGTCAAAAAATCAACTATCAATCCTTGAGATAGCAATGTCCCGAGGGCTGACAACTATTAAAACCTTTGCTTGTACATAATATGGCTTTTAAAGGGAATGTAGCTATAGGCATCGCAGAATGTAGTGATCGAAGCTACCTCTGATCCGTAAGTGCGATGGCCCGTTTATCGTTGAGATCACGATAAATTTGGAGTCAAAAGAAAAGTTGGATTGATAATACCCAACTTCAGATATATTAAATCTGGAGGTAAAGCCCTTTTGGATATCAAAGAAAAGTTAAATAATTAAGATACAATTTTAGAACCAAACTTCATTTTGAATTCTTCTTAAAATCTTAATCCAATCTTTAAGATGATATGATATTTCATCTTTATCAGCATTTTCAAAACCATTTTTAGCTATATTATAATAAATATTTTCTGAAGGATATGATCTTCTTAATTTTTCTAAACTTTTATAAAAAAATCCTAAAAATACAAGAATTGATTTTGCAGTGTCTTCGTTTTGTTCTAATGTAAAAAAATATTTATTTTGTAATGGAGTTTCAATAAGATCGTAAAATTTAGAACCAACCGCTTCAGAAATATATTCTTTTTCTTTAAACGAACATTTAAAATCTTTACTATACTTTATAATTGTTAATTCAGCAAATACAGGAAAACTTATATCAACAATTCCATTAATTTCATCTTCTGTTATTTTATTTAAAATCTCTGGTAAACAATCTGGATCTTCTATAAGAAGAAAAGTTTTTTCTGGTGATAAATTTAATTTTTTAGAAAAAAAATCTAAATCTCTTTCTGAAAGCCTCACATTAACTATTACAGTTAATTTTTAAGTTTTATTTTATTTTTATATAAAATGTTTTTTTATTTTTATCAATTTTAGATATATATTCTTTAGCTTTTTGATATCCTTCTTTATTCAATGGGAATACGCCATAAAGAAAATTGTCATTTTTAGAGTATATTCCATAATATTTATTCTTAGTTTTCATTTTTAAAATAATCCTCTATTAGAGATTTAAGTAATTTTAAATTATGTACTTGCCAACTATCTCCATCTTCTACTTTACCATGCTCAAGTATATCTTCGTATAATGATTTATGTATTAATTGATCAAGAAGATTAATAATTGTTTTTTGTTCTTTTCCATACATAATATATATTATATTTAAATTGTAAGTTTTTTTAAACAAATTTTATAAAAATCAAATATATCATAAGCAAGTTTATCTTTATGATATTCTTCTATATAATATACGTATTTAATACCATAAGACGCTATATTTATTGCGCATGATGAACATGGCAATAATGTACAAGCAAGTATATAAGGTTTATCATATCTAGTTACAGAAGCTAATGCATTAATTTCTGCATGAATAATATATTTTCTTCTTTCATCTCTATCTTCCCAAAAAGTATTAGGCACAATTTGCTTTGGAAATAAACCGTTATAACCAACGCTTAATATTCTACCTTCTTCATTTAATATACATGCACCAACTTTTTTAAATGGATCTTCAGATCGATCTTTTATTACATTTGCAATTTTTATAGCCATCTCTTCAAATGAAATTCTCATAAATAATTTAATTTTATTTCGTCTTTTTTAACTGTAACAAATGAACATTCTTTTTCGCAAAAACTTCCAATATTTATATATTTATTTTCTTCAGCTGGTATATGACTATGTCCGCAAATGACTTTATCATAGTCATTTAACTCTATGTATTTTAGAGCATTTTTTTTCATGTCGCCACTTTTTTCTACAAAATCATTAGTTTTATTTTTAAAAAATTTAAAAAAATCATCTGCAAATGGAGTATATTCTCTAACTTTATAATATAATTTTATAATTAAATTAGTAATATATTTATATTTTGTAAAATATATATCAAATATATCACCATGAACTACTAATATTTTTTGATTTTTTAACTCTATAACATGCTCATCTTTACAATTAAACCCAAGAAGTATACTCATGAATTCAGCTTTAAGAAAACAATGATTGCCAATCAAATAAATTATCTTGCATTTTTTAGAAAGTTTGCGTAATTTAGACAAAACTTTCCAATGACTTTTATTTAATCTATGTAAGTTATGGTGATCAAAAAGATCACCAGCAATTATAATTGTTTTAGCTTTATATTTTTTTAAAACTTTTAAAAGTAAATCCGCCCTACAATCTTTATCACCTAAATGAATATCAGATATTATTAAATAATCCTGCATATCATTTTATTAAATAATCTATCTTTCTTTGAAGTCTAAAATTTTCTTGTTCTTTTGCACCTATAACGGCTTGAATTCTTGATCTTTTTATTGATTCATTAGGTTTCATTACAGTTAAAGATTGCTTTTCATTTTCTAACATTTTTATAAGTTGAAAATTTGAATTTTTTTGAGAATTAAGGATATGGTATTCCATACCTTTTTCTAAACAAGTTTGAGATTTAGCAGGACTTATACTCCATATCGCAATAAATATAATAATTATATATTTTATTATTTCGTATATTTTTATATCATTTTCCATGAGCAAATCCTTCGTATAAATTATTCGCAGTAACTCTAACGGCTTTAATTTTGCCAGTCCATAAACCACCACGCATTTGTTCAATGTTAGAAAATCCTAAATAACTCATAGAACTTTTTAGACCATTTACAAAATCATATACAACATCTTCAATAGTTTTATTTTCGATGATTGGTATTAAAGTATTATCACCTTCTACAAATAAATTCTTTTTTGATCCATCATATAGGTCGTAATCTTGGACTACATCTTTGCTTGCCATACCTCTATATTTAAAATATCTTTTACCATTTTGTTCTATAATATTTTCTTCATCAGCTATATCAGCTAAGCCAGCAAAAATTCTACCACAAATCACAGCGTCAGCACCACTAGCTATAGCTTTTGCTAGATCTTTTGGATATCTTATCCCACCATCAGCTAAAATACTTGGACGATCTTCTTCTCTTGGGTCTTCGTGACGAAAATAGTCAAGATTCGCTAATTGAAAATTTCTAACAGCTTTCCAAGCATAAGATAATCCAGTAACGCTTGGACATCCAATACCAGTTTTTACTTGAGTTAAACACATTGATCCGGGACCAATTAAATGTCTGAAACCATCTGCTTTTAAATTAGCTAATCTGTAAACGCTTTCTTTAGTAAGAGTATTTCCTACAATTACATCTTGCCAATGAGATGATTGTTTATATTCAATTAAAAAATCCTCAACATTTGAAGACAAACCATTAGCGGTATCTAGGAAGAATATATCAGTATATTTAGATAAAGATTCGATTCTTTCTTTAGCATCTTTTAATCCAATTGCATTAATGCAAAAATTACTTTCATTTTTTATTTTTTTAGATTTTAAAACTTGATCTTCGATTGACATAAAGCGATGAAGGACTCCAGCGCCTCCAATTTGATTAATTTTTATGCAACTTTTTACAGAGGATACTGTATCCATTGGAGAAAGTATAATTGGTATATCTATATATTTAGATTTTGAAATTTTTGTTATTGTGCAAACATTTTTTCTGGAAGAAATATTTGAGAAATTTGGAAGTAATGAAATATCTTCGTATCCTAAAGCTTCTTTAAACATATCTAAAGCATATTCGATTTATACAAATATGTCAATTAAAATTGTTTTAATACTTCTTCTGATTCGTACTTATAAAAAATTATAGTATCCGCTGGAAAAATAGATTTAATTTCTTTTACTATATCGCATGAAAGATTTAAAATTTTATTTTCATAATAACTTTTAAAAATATTTATTCTTTCATTTCTTTTACATCCACATCCTTGGCTAATTCCATGGTAATGATCTATGATCGGTATTAATTCTTTTATTTTTTCATTAGCAATATTAGTTTTAAGAAATGATATAAAATTTTCTACGCTTTTAAATTCAACTATTTTCATATTTTGATAGTATTATTGATAAACACATATATTCACCTAAAGATATTATATATATTAGCCCAATATAGTATAAAGAAATTTTAAATATAATCATATTAACTAATACGACCCAAAAATTCAAACACATTGGACAACTTAATAGTTTGCAAAAAAAATTACTTTTAAAACCTAAAAAAGTAGCAAAATAAGTATAGGTATTTTTTATAAATTCTTCGTAGGAATTAAATATATTTAATTTATTTAATTTAAATAGTTTTATATACTCATAAAAAAAATTAGTTTTAAACCATAAAAATATACAGAACGCACAGATACTAGATATAGATATGATATCAAAAACCATATAATATTATATTTATATATAAAAATATTGACAATAATATTTATCTTTGGTATGATGCTATCATGGTTATAGGTATAACAGGAGTAGCTAGATCAGGTAAAGATACATTTTACTTGATACTTAAAAAATTTCTAGAAGAAAGAAAAATAAATTCAGAGAGAATAGCTTTAGCAGATGATCTAAAAAAAGAGCTAGGTCCTTTTGTAAAAGAAAAATTTAATATTGATTTATTTAAATGCGATGGAGCAGATAAAGAACTCATAAGACCTCTAATGGTCTCATATGGTAAATGCAGGCGTGTTCAAACTGAAGGCAAATATTGGACATCTTTAGTAAATACAAAAGTCAAGGAATTAGTTAAACAAAAAATTGTTCCAGTTATAACTGATATAAGATATATAGAATATAAAGATGATGAATATTCTTGGCTTAAATCTCACGATGGTATATTAATACATATATCTAGAAAACTTGACGATGGTAGTTTAGTGCCACCTGCAAATATTGAAGAAAAATCAAATGATAATAAATTAAAAGCTGTTGCAGATTTTTCAATATGTTGGGATACTTGTCAAGATACAAATTTTTTATACGAGTTAATGCAGAAAAATTTAAGGAGTATATATGACAGACTTACAATTAATACAAAAAATTAAAAAACTTAATTGCGAAAAAAGTTTATTAGAATTATATAATCGTCATCAAGGAATTTGCAATAAAGCTTTGCAAAAATATTGTAAAACATGTTATGAAATAGGAGTATCATTTGAAGATCTTAATAATGAAAAAATTTATGTAGTATATAAATCAGCCCTGTCCTTTAAAAGAAATAAAAAAATAAAATTTTCAACATGGTTATATAATCAAATGAGGTATCACTGTTTGAATACTTTTAACAGACAAAGCAAAGATATTTCTATGGAAAATGATAACATAAAATATCTTACAGAAAGTAATCAATCAAAACAAATAGATAATTCAATGATAAACAAAGAAAAGATAGATTTAATTTTCGATATATTAGATCAAATGAATGATTCTAGGATAAAAAAAATATTTAATTTAAGATATTTTACTTGCGCAAAAAATCAACCTTGGAATAAAATAGGTAAAAAAATGAATATAAGTACTCAAACAGTTATTAATATTCATAATAAAGCTTTAAAATTTTTAAATAAAAAAGTTTCAAGTACAATTTCATTTGACAAAATTTAATATAAAGGATATCATATATATTATGAATAATACACAACAAAATAACAACAATAAAAAAGATGAGCTTGGAGCTCTTTGGAAGAAGAAAAGTAAGAGTGGCATGTCATTCTTATCTGGGTATGTAAAAGTAGACGATCTTGGTTTAGAAAAAGAAATCAAAGTTGTCGTATTTGCAAACACAAATAAAAGTAATGACAAGGCTCCAGATTATAGAATATACGTATCTAAGCCACTTGAAGTCGGAGCCGTTCAAGCAAAGCAAGAAGTAGAAAAGCCTCAAAATCCAAAAGTTAAATCTAAAGTTGTTTCTCAAACGGAAAGCGATAATGAAGATATTCTATGAGTTTAACTTTTCACTTACCTGTTAATAGCGTAAGTTTTGGACAGGTTTCGACATTAATATTAAGAGAATTATATAGAAAAAATATAAACGATTTTATCCTCTACCCAATAGGGGATAGAATCGATTTATCATCTCAAGATATAGATGAGCATTTTGCAAAATTTATTCAAGAAAAATCCACAGGGTTTTTATCAAAAATAAAAAGAGAATATCCATGTTTTAAATTATGGCATTTAAATGGATCTATTGAATCTCTTTCAGATAAAAGATATTTATTATCATTTTATGAACTTGATAATCCTACAGCCGAAGAAATAAATATAGTAAAAAATCAAAATAAAGTTTTCTTTTCTTCTAAGTATACTGTTGATACATTTAAATCAGTTGGATGTAATAATGTAGAATATTTAGGATTAGCTTTTGATAATTATAATTTTAAAAGAATAGATAAAAAATATTTTGATGACAATAGAATTGTTTTTAATCTTGTTGGCAAATTAGAAAAAAGAAAAAATCATAAAAAAGTTATACAAGCATGGGCTAAAAGGTTTGGGAATAATCCAAACTATCATCTTCAATGCTCAATATATAATCCATTTTTTAAAGAAGAAGATAATCAAAAACTTATATTAGATATACTTGAAGGTAAAAATTATTTTAATATATCTTTTCTTGGATTTATGCCTAAAAATAGCATGTATAATGATTATTTAAATAGCGCACATATTATAATTGGAGTTAGCGGTGGAGAAGGTTGGGGATTACCAGAATTTCATTCTGTAGGAATTGGTAAACATGCAGTAATACTTAACGCACATTCATATAAAGAATGGGCAAATAAAGATAATTCAGTTTTAATAAATCCATCCTCTAAAATAGAAGCGTATGATGGAGCTTTTTTTAATAAAGGTCAACCTTTTAACCAAGGCAATATATTTATTTTTGATGATGATGAATTCATTAATGGATGCGAGCAAGCCATAAAAAGAGTCGAATCTAATCCTATTAATGTTAATGGACTTAAAATTCAAAATGAATTTACTGCTGAAAAATTTGTGAATAATATTTTAAATATATTAAAAACATGATATGCCAGTATATTTATATCAAAATCCAAAAACAAAACAGATTAAAGAAATTATTCAAAGTATAAATGACACTCATGAATATTTTGAGAATGGCATAAAATGGGATAGAATTTTTACTGTGCCAGAATTAAACACTCAAGATAAATTAACCGCCGAATCTTCAGCGCGACAATTTTCAGAACTTACAGGCAAACAAAAAGGTACAATTGGAGATCTTTGGGATAGAAGCAGAGAACTTTCTGATAAAAGAAAAAAGCTTTATGGTGGTGAAGATCCTGTAAAGAAGAAATATTACGATGATTGGTCTAAAAAACGAAAAGGCAAGATACACCCAAAAAAGACTTAAGAAGACAATTGTTTGTAACATTTTTATTTTTTCTTTTATTTAAGTTAAAATCAATGTAATATTAGGTTCTAAGTTGTTTAGATTTATGAATATAAAAGTAAAAAAAAGAAATGGCTCATTAGAAAAATTTAATATAGAAAAAATTCATAAAGTAATAAATTGGTCGATAAAAGACTTATCTAACGTAAGTTTAACAGACATTGAAATAAATGCAAAAATTAATTTTAATGATGGTGTAGCTACAAAAGAAATACATAAACTTTTGATTGAATCTGCAGCAAATTTAATTTGTATAGAAAAACCAAATTATCAATATGTAGCTGGAAGATTATTAAATTATCAATTAAGGAAAGATGTATGGAAAGGAAAACATGCTCCTCGTCTTTTGGAATTTATTAATCAAGGTTTAAAAAATAAAATTTATGATCCAATTATTTTAGAAAAATATGATGAACATGAATTGAATAAAATGGGAGAATTTATTGATCATGAAAGAGATTATCATTTTACATATGCTGGTATAAAGCAACTTTGTGATAAATATCTAATTAAAGATCGTGTTACTGGTAAAATATACGAAACACCACAGTTTGCTTATGTCTTGATTTCAGCTTACGCTTTCATAAATTATCCAAAAGAAACAAGATTGAATTATGTAAGAAAATTCTATGACGCAATTAGTAAACATAAAATTAATCTTCCAACGCCAGTTATGGCAGGAGTTAGAACTCCAAGTAAAAATTATGCAAGTTGTTGTTTGATTGGAGTGGATGATTCTCGTAATAGTATTACAGCTAGTGCAACTGCTGTTAGCATGGCAACCGCGAGTAGATGTGGTATTGGTATAGATGTTTCTAAAATAAGAGCAATCGGTGCGCCTATAAAAAATGGAGAAGTAGTTCATACTGGATTAATACCATTTCTTAAAATATATGAAAGTAGCGTTAAAGCGTGGCAACAAAATGGATTAAGAGGAGGTAGTGCTACTTGCAATATTCAATGGTGGCATTATGAAATTGAAGATATTGTTGTATTAAAAAATAACGCTGGAACAGACGATAATAGAGTTCGCAAACTTGATTATACTATTGGAATGAGTAAACTATTCTATGATAGAGTATTAAAAGACGAAGATATCACTTTATTTAATACAGCCGAAGTGCCAGAGCTTTATGAAGCTTGGGGTACAAAAGACTTTGATAAAATATATAAAGAATGTGAATCTAAAAAAATAAAAATTAAGAAAAAAATATCTGCAAGAAAATTATTCTCTTTAATAATTAAAGAGCGAGTTGAAACAGGAAGGATTTATATTCTTAATGTAGATCATGCGAATAATCATGGAGCATGGTTAGATAAAGTAACTATGAGTAACCTTTGTACTGAAGTTATTCATCCTACTATTCCATTAAATGATTATCACGATAAAGAAGGTGAAATTGGGATGTGTATTCTCTCGGCTGTAAATATGTTAGAGATTAAAAATTGGCAAGATCTTGAAAAAACTTGCGATCTTATTGTAAGATTTCTTGATGAAATTATTGAAATTCAAGATTATTTTAATATTGCTGCTGAAAATTTTGCTAAAAAACGCCGTAGTCTTGGCATAGGTATAACAAATTTAGCTGCGTATCTTGCTAAAAATGAATTAAAATATACTTGCGATAAAACCCTTCCAATATTAGATGAATGGATGGAACATTTTCAATATTATCTTTTAAAATCAAGCTTAGATCTTGCAAAAGAAAAAGGTAAATGCGAAAAATTTAATCATACTAAATATTCTAAAGGTATACTGCCCATTGATACATATAAAGATAAAATAGATGAAATATGTAAAAGAAAATTATCTCTTGATTGGGAAAAAATAAGAAAAGATATTAAAGAATTTGGTTTAAGACATTCAACATTATCATCTTGCATGCCATGTGAAAGCAGTTCTGTAATTCAATCTTCTACTAATGGAGTAGAACCAATTCGCAGTCTTATAACATATAAAATGAGTAAAATGGGTAAACTTCCAGTATTAGTTCCGGGAATAGGTAAATATGAAAAAAATTATGAATTAGCTTATGATTTAAAAGATAATTCTGGCTTGCTTAAAATAAATGCAATTATTCAAAAATACATTGACATGGCCATATCAACTAATGTATACTATAATTATTCACACTATGAAAACCATGTTTTGCCAGACGCAAAAGTTATGAAAGAAATTATGCACGCCTATTCTTTAGGCTTAATCAGTTTATATTATAATAATACAGATGATGGCGATAAAGAACAGCTTATGAATCAAAAAGAAGATAGGGATTGTTCTTCTGGTGCGTGTAAATTGTAATCCATGAAAAGTGTTTTAAATTTAAAAAATATAGATCATACTAAACAACCATTATTTTTTGGAGAAGATTTAAATCTTCAAAGATATGATCGTTTCAAGTATCCAATATTTTTTGAACTTTTTAAAAAACAAGAAGAGTTTTTTTGGTGGCCTCACGAAATTGCTTTAAATAAAGATCGTAGTGATTATAAAGATCTAGAAGGTCAGGAGAGATTTGTATTTGATACGAATTTAAAATTTCAAACTTTAGGTGATTCTATGCTTTCTAGGAGTATACATTCATTAAAAGATTACGTTAGCAATCCAGAGCTTGAAATATGCATGAATACTTGGCAAAGATTTGAAGGTATTCATAGCTATTCTTATTCTTACTTACTTAATAATGTACATCCAGATGCCAGTAAATTTTTTGATAGTATAATGGAGGATAAAGAAATCACTTCAAGAGCAGAATTGATCCGCAATAATTTTGATAAAATTCTTGGTGACGATGAGAAAAAAGATCCAAAACAAAAAATCTTTGATTGTATTCTTTCTGTTAATGTAATGGAAGGACTAGTGTTTTATGTATCATTTGCCTGTTCATTTTATTTTGGATATCGTGGTAAAATGGAAGGTAATGCTAAAATTATCAAATTTATTCAAAGAGATGAAGCTCAACATTTTGCCATTACTCAAAATTTATTAAAAATTTTAAGAGATGAAGATAAAGAAGGATTCACTTCTATAGTGAAGAAAAGCGAAGATAAAGTATATGCTTTTTATGAACAAGCTGCTAAAAATGAAATAGAATGGGCAGAATATTTATTTAGTAAAGGCTCTTTACTTGGGCTTAACGCAGAAGTTCTTGGAGGATATGCGAAATGGCTTTGTGATGCTAGACTTAGATCTTTAGGTTATAAAAAAATATTCAATGAAAAAGCTAATCCTATAGCCGGATGGTTAGATAGTTATCTCGATAGTAGCAAAGTCCAAGTTGCTCCTCAAGAAACAGAAATTTCAACTTATAAAATAGGAGCAAGAAAAACTGACATTTCGGACAATGATTTCAATGATCTAAAATTATAGTGTAATACAAGATAGTAGATGAATGATAAGTCTAAGTTATATTTTAAAATTTTGTTATTTGGAATTATAATATATACCTTCGTTAAGTATTTAAATAATAATCATCATAAACATGCCATTAATACTATTTCTAGCATTAAAATATCACAAGAAGAATATAATTTAAATAAAAAAATTGATTATAATAATATTGACAAGAATGATGTAAATTTAAATCAAAATAATAAATTAGGTATTAATCAAAATTGGAAAAGTAAATGATTAATCATTTAAAAGATATAGCTCAAGGTAAAGCTGAATTTGGAGAGCGAAGATCTTCAGAATGGTCTAAAATTAGAAGACGACATTTAGAAAAACAACCAAACTGTATGGCTTGTGGTGGAAATAAATCTTTAGAAGTACATCACATCAAACCATTTAATTCTAATCCAGAATTAGAATTAGATCCTAATAATTTAATTACATTATGCGAAAGTAAAAGTAATGGTGTAAATTGTCATCTTTTATTTGGTCATTTAGGTAATTTTAGATCTATAAATACCAACTCTGTGGAAGATGCAGAAATATGGTTAAATAAGTTATTAAATAGATAAAATATTTATAATAAAAGTGTAAATATTAGCGTGAACTTAGACATCACACTATTATTTAATATAGTATTAGGCGCGTTATCCTTTTTAGGAGGTTGGCTTTTTACTAGAGTATTTTCTATATCTGATCGTCAAGAGAGATTAATTAAAGATCTTAATGATAAAACGTTTAGTGATTTTATAGCTTTAAGAAAAGAAGTTGAATTAGAAGGCAGAAAACATCAACAAGAAATAGCCGATTTAGCATTAAAAGTCAGTACTACATATGTTACCAAAGAATCTTTTGAAGCTTATTTTGATCGAATTGAAGCAAAACTTGATAGAAATTTTGAGACAATTCAACAATATTTAATTAACAAAAAATAGGAATTAAATATGGGATGTATTAAAAAATAATTTTAAATATAGTGTAATAAAAAATATGTCATGCTGCAAATGTAGAACAACTTATAAAATAAAAGAAACAGATCTTGTTTTTAAAGTATCTTTTGTTTTTCAAGAATATGTTCCAAGTCAACCTTCTAGCGATGAAGGGTGGTATTGGGTTTATACGGTAGGAGTTCCAACTAATGGACAAGATAAAACAATAGGCGTTTATAGTAAAGTAAAGGGCGAGTATGAAGGAGATGACAATATAACTACATCTTGTAATTGCGCGGATACATCAGGAGGATCACAATCTAATAGGTCTCGCATAGACGATGATAATGATGTAGGCGGAGATTACAGTATAACTTACGCGGGTTATTGGAGAAGCAGAAGAACCGGTAGAATTGTAAGAGGTCACGCAGAATGGAAAGGCTATAGACATTATGTTATGCCTATATATGAGACAACATACGTAAAAGAACATCAATGTGGTAGAGAATGCCCCGGAGCTTGGGGAGACAATGATTGGGATGATCTTCAATATTTTAAAGATCAATGCGAAAGTCAAACTCCATATTAATAAATAAAAAAATAAACCCGCCGAAGCGGGTTTATAAATTTTAAAAAATAATTTATTTAATTAACCCATATTTAAATTTACTAAACAATATCCATTTTCATCTTTTGGACTTAAGAATGTACCAATAACAACTAATCCATCTGTGGCAATTCTGCCATTTCCACCAGCGTAAGCAACATCACCAACATCTGGATCACCACCACCACCGCCATAATTAGTTGTATCAATATCATTTATAATTATTAATCCTTTAGTTAAAATTGGGACTGCATTATAATCTTTAATAACTACATCCATTTCTTCTACTTTTCTAGGATTAAAAATTAAAGGCTCACCATTTTCATCAACTTCTTTTACATCTTTCAATAAAATTCCAATTGGTTTTGGTGTATCATTATAATTAACAGTTGGCGTTACTAAACCATTAAGAACAAAAAAATCATTTAAAGTTGTTTTAAATTTTTTTCCAACAGAAGTTGAACTTAATTTTAATGGGCCAGCTTTAGATGAATCTGTTCCACCATTATCTTTCCAGCTTCTTAATGGTTTAACTAAAGTTCCCTTATTTGCGACTGTATCACAAGCAAAAATATTAATTACAGCATGTTCACTATAATCTCTAAAAGGTCGAATATTTGGCATATAAATATTTACACGATATAATATATGTGTGAAATAACTTTTTATGGTAAAATTCCCATTTAATAATAAATATTGTAATAATATATAGTTCTTTTTAAAATATACAATGGCCGTTTTGGGTGAATTCGGTGGAACTCTCACAGAGAAAATACCGAGCCAAGGCAACTGGGAAAGATAGGTTGCAAGGTGTAACGACTAGGCAGTTGAGTACCAACAATAAAATTGCCCACGAGCGCCCGATCTTATTAGTTTAATAAGAAGATATAGTCTGAACTTTATAGCGATATAAAGATGTTAAATATAAACAATTTAACGATAACAAAAACTGGTTGTATAACTTGTTACGTGTGAACTCGTCGGTAATAGGCGGGGTCGTTGCGAGGAAAAACAGGCTAACAGTTTAATTATAAAAATATGAGTATAAATAGTGGCAATAATTACGATATTGATGTTCTAAGAAAGCTTGGATTAGCTTCAGATATTCCACAAGTGACATCGTCCTCAAGCCCTTTTATTCCATTTAATTTATATTCAGTTCCTACTCATAAAGTAATTCAAGATTATCAACTTTCAATTCAAAACGATGGATCTTTAAAGAATTATCTTCCATTTTTCTCTTTAAAAAAATTAAATAATTTTAAAGATTCGAATGATACACAAATTCTAGAGCATGATAATTTTAAAATTCAATTTCAACAAGATGGATATTATACCGAAGTTATATCTAAAATTAAATTATACGGACAATTAAATCATAATAATTTACCATTCCATAAAGAAAGATTAGTTGATAATGATTTTTTTAATAAATTTGATATTAAAGTTGATAAACTTTCAGAAGAAATTTTGCATCAAGGAATAAATAATAATTTAGGATTTTCTAGAGTTTCTTTTCCAGCGCAAGTAAGTAATACAAATACATTATCTGGATTTTATTATCGGAAATATAATTCAACTTATAGTCCGACAGTAATTAAAACAACTACTGGATTTGCAAATATAACAGGAGAAATATTTAGAGTAGTTAATGGCAGTTATGTTGGTTGGACTTCTTCAAATACTCAAGGATATGATACAAAAAATTATTCATCTTTTTATTTACCATATCCAACAACAGTAGATCAAACAACTTATAATGGTTATGCTGTTCCAGTAAAAATTTCACCAGCTTTAGCGAATTTTCCAATACGAAATGTAACTGGCGTAAAATTAAATGGATTAATGGTTATAAGTACAGGAAATGGCGTAAATAGTAAAATTTGTTATATATCTCCACATGGTTTAAAAAGTGGGCTTATGAATACTTTTGTTTATTCATTAGTCAAACAAGATTCTACTGCTCCAAGTTATTATAAAGGAGTTTCTGGCGTAATATACAGAGGTTTAAGTTTGGGAGCAGAATATTATACTGGAGTAAATCAATTTCCTAAGTCTGGAATTAGATATGTAAGAAGTGGAGATAAATCTGTCTCAAACGCAATTGGATATACAGGAGAAAGTGGATTTTGGAGATTATATAATATTGACTCTACGGAGCATCTACGCCAAACAACTCCCATAAATCAAACTTTATTTTATAAATTTTATAATAATTTATACACAGGAAATAAAGGCTTTAATCAAGGTACTTGGGATGGAATTATACCAGCAAATACAGTATTTCAAATTGAATATATTACAACAGAATTTAATAAAGATATAGGATGCAGTCATCCATTTTATATACTATATTCTGGATATGGGACATTAGATCCTATTGATTCTAAATTAACTAAATTTTTAACTCAGACAAATATAACAGGAGTTACATCAACTGGAGAATCCGATCCAGCTTATCCATTTGAATCAACAAATAGATTTTATGTTCCATCAAAATTCTATCGCTCTTCATCTCATCCTACTTATCTTGATGAGGATGAAAATTTTTCAAAAATAGGAAGAGGCGTGGGATTAAATAGAAATCTATCCTTAACAAGCGCATTTAATGATCTAAAATATCAATATTTTAATGTATATTCTTGGCTTCTTAAAAACTATACTCCAGAAATTATCAAACAAAATAGAAAATTTAAAAAATTACAGAAGTTTATAAAAAGGTTAAAAGGACTATAAATTTATGGGATGCAGCTGTTCAACAAGATGGACGCAAAAAGATAAATATGGAACAGCTAAAATTAAATTAGGAAGTTCCTCAATTGATCCTTCCCAGCCTACCTATGATCCAACTCCAAATCCACCAATTAACATTGGAGGAGGAAGTTGGGCTTTTAAAAGAAATAATCCATCTTTAGCTATTTCAGATGGGGCAAGTTTAGCTTCAAATGAGCATATTGTTTCAACAAATTATACAGGTCCATTTGCTGTGCAAGGAGGATGTAGTGGAAGCGGAGGAAGTTCATGTGATTGTTTAAATACAAATAATGGATCAGGTTCACTTATAAGCTCAATTTCAGAAGCAGACGAAAAAGTTAATGATTCAAATATTAATGATGTTACTAAAAGTGGTAGATGGATATATACTTGGACAAGCACTGGTCAAACTTATAATGGACCAGACGCAACAGAAAAAATAAAAGTTAGAATAGAACATCAAGTAAAAGTTAAAAAAAATAAATATTGCTATGGGCATGAATGTCCTGATGGTGGAGGGTCAACAGATACTGGCGACTTTGGCGATCTAGGTAGTTGGTTAGCATCAATGATAGATGCTGGAAATTCATTAGTTGGGTCTGCTTGCGATTAAATATGGCATGTAAAACAAAAACAACTTGGTGCAATCAAAAAATTAATTATTTATTTTGATTTTCTGGTAAATTAGGGTCAGCAAGTTGCTCATTATGAACACGCTTTGTTCCTCTTTTAAATTCTTTAAATATATTTTTAAAGACTTCTATTGGTTTTTCAACAACTTTTTCTATTGTTTTCTCTATAATTACAGGTTCAGAATTTAGCGAAGTTTTATTTGATTTTATTAAAGAATTATAAGCAATAACTAAACATACAGCTAAAGGATCAAATACAATTACAATTAATATAATAAATATTCGAACTGCTGTTTCGATTTTTAATCCGAAAGCTTCTGCTACAAATTTAAATGTTCCAATTTCTCCTTTAGTATTATCACTTTCTAGCGTCATTACTTCTTGAGATGTGTTAGATGCCTGTTTTTCTAAATTTTGTAAATCTGTCGTTACGGTTGATATTTGATTAAATAAATTATTAATATTTTGCTGAGAAGTTTCTACTATTTTATTTTTACTATCTAATAGTTTTTGATCTGTTACTTTTTCTGTTTTAGCTGATGAAAATAATCCACCTCCAGTCGTTTTTGTTGTAGTTACATCTTGCTTTACTGCTGTATCTAAAGAAGTTTGATAAGTTTTTTGAAGTTCTATAAGATCTTTAAGTTTATTTTTATTAAAATCTATTTGAGAAGTGAAGAAAACCTGTTGACTTTTAAGACTATTAATTTTAGATATATTTAAACTATACTGAGAAAAATTTCTTTGAAATGCGTCTGAAAGAAAGCCAAATATGCCTAAGCTTGTTATTCCCATTAATAATATAACTGCCGAAAGCATATATTTTTTTAATATATGATTAATATCTTTCCAATAACGATAAAGATAACTTGCAGAGACTAATTTTGCAAGCTCCATTGTACCCGCCATTATAGCTACGCTCCAAAAACTAGCAGCAAATAATAATGCTATTCCTTTAACAGAAAAGAAAGCTGCACAAGAAGCTAAAGCAAAAGCTGAAAATCCTAGAATATATTTAAACATAATATAATTACACTTATCATTTTGTCTTTACTTTTATTTAAATATATTATAGAATCATTTAATGGAAGAAAATAATAAATTTACGTTACCCAATAACCCTTATGCTAGAGCCACGCCATTTACTCCAATCGTAAGAGTTTTACCAAAAGTTGGGAGAAATGCTTTTTGTCCTTTTGAAAATAAAAAATTTAAAAATTGCTGTGGCAAATCTGGACAAAATTTTTGTACAAAAGCAAAAGAAAATCTTGAAAATCATATTAGCGAATTAAGAGCGCAAAAAACAGAACAAAATAATGATCAAAGCGGTTGATATTATTTTTGGTTTATCTTGGGGAGACGAAGGAAAAGGAAAGATAAGTAATGCGATATCTAAAAATTATGATATTGTTTGTCGTTGGAATGGTGGACCAAACGCAGGGCATACGGTTTATTTAGGAAATAAAAAATATAAAACACATATTATTCCATGTGGCATTTTTCAAAATAAACTAAGTATTATTGGCCCAAATTGCGTAATTAATATAGATAAATTTTATGATGAAATTGATTATTTAAATAAAGAAGGATTTGATACTTCTCTTATTAAAGTAAGCCCCGCGGCAAATATAATTACTCAGAGACATATTATATATGATAAATTATATTTACAAAGAAAATTAGGCACTACTGGACAAGGCATAGCTCCAGCTTATTCTGATAAAATGCTAAGAAAAGGTAAAAGAGCTATAGATTATATTGATAAAAAATACATTTGGGATGGTAAACTTTATGGGAATATCCTTTGCGAAGGTGCTCAAAGTTTTTGGTTAGATATTAATTATGGAAATTATCCTTATGTCACCAGTAGCGAGACACTACCATATTCAGCTTGTTCTCTCGGATTTTCTCCTAAACTTATTAGAGACATAATTGGAGTGGCAAAAATATATGACACAAAAAGTGGGGTAGATCCTTTATTTCCAGATTTTTTAATAAATATGCCAGAAGAAAGTAAATTAATTGAAGCAGGAAATGAATTTGGTACTACTACTGGAAGAACAAGAATTGCAAATTGGTTAAGAATAGATCATTTAATTTATGCAATTAATACATCTGGAACAACAAAATTAATTTTAAATAAATGTGATATTTTAGAAAAAGTTGGTATATATAAAATTATAGTTAATCCCCAAAGATTTGATTATATGGCGTTTGAATCTTTGGAAGAAATGCAAAAATTTATTTTTGAAACAATTAAAGATAAATGTAAAATAGATACTATATTTTCTGGAAATAAAGAAAATATTTAACTGGAACGATGGCTGAGTGGCCTAAAGCAGAAGTTTACTAAACTTCCGATGGTTTAATATCATCCGTAGGTTCGAATCCTACTCGTTCCAATTAATGGTGTAATCATATTTATGAGCAATCAAACAGAAGCTCTTGCAATTTGTTCTGAATTTGCCGATGAATATGGCGTAGATATGCATGATGGCGAAAGCGTTGTAGTTTATATGAAAAGTGAATATATTAATGAATTAAAAAATATGCTTCAAAAAAAGAACTATAAATTATCAAGTTTTCAAGTATATGGCGATGAAGCACTAGTTAATTTTATACCTATTAATTAGATTTTTTAAAAGTTCTATATATAATTTTATATGAGGTACTTTTTGTCTTTGTTATTATATTATATTGGTGATATAATTAGCATCACAACGATGGTTTGGTTTAATGGTTTAGGTTTTAGATTATATCAAAAAGTTATGCTTTTAAGCGTAGATCTTGATAAAGAAGGAAAAATATGGAAATACATAACCCCTAAAAATAAATGATCACAATAAAAGATATATCAAATTTAAAATTAAGCAAGAAACAAAAGAAAAAATTACTTGCAAAAGGAAAATTAAGAGACCCATTTGAAATGTGGGTAGATCATCATAACCACAAATTAGAGATAATTAGAACAATTAGTAGTTTAGTAGGCGCAACAGCTTCTTCTATTGTTTTATTAAAAGTATTTGGAGTTTTATGAATTGGGTAAAAATTTTAAATTTTATTGATGGCGTTTTTGAAGAAGAAAAAGAAAAACCAATATTGGGAACGCTTTATAAGATTAAAGGAGAAGATCTGCCATTTAGATACATTAGATTTACTAATGATTTTTTTTCAAATAAACCAGTATATCATTTTAAACATCATCAATTAAAAGAATATAAATTTAATGATCTTTCTAAAGTTCAAAGGAAAGCTAACGCAGGAGAAATTAGATTATATAATTTAATAAAAAATCATGTAAATGAAGTCGCAAATAAAACCACTTAGGCTTACAATTATTAATGGATCTATTGGTGGTAAAAGTGGAAATACAGGATCTTTAATAAAAAAGATTAAAAGAAAAATTAATCGTATTGATAATTCAATAAAAATAAAAATTTTACATCTTCATAAAGATTTTTATTGGCCGAAAGTTAGACATATTATTAAAGAAAGTGATGCTCTTATTTTTTGCACAGGAACATATTGGGACAGTTGGGGATCAAATATGCAACAGCTTTTTGAAAAAATGACAGAAATAGAAGGTAAAAAACATCTCCTTGGTAAACCAGCTGGAGTTATTGTTACTATGCATTCAGTAGGAGGAAAAGAAGTTGCCTCTAGGATGCAAGGCGTACTTTGTTCAATGGGATGTATTTTACCTCCATTCTCTGCTTTTGCTTATAGTTACGCAGATCATGTGGCACATCAATCTAGATATCTTGGTAAAAAACTGCTTGATGATGTTTGGCATATTGAAGATCTTCATGCATTTTTATATAATATAATTTCATATTGTAAAGGAAAAAAAGAATGGAAAGTTTGGGATTATTTAGATACAGAAACATATAATCCTACGTCAATCTGGTTAAAATAAATGCATAGAGTTATATATAAAATTTTGAATACAGATGGTTTCTTAAGCGGAGGATTTGTTAGAGATTTTTTAATTCGAGGAGAAAAATTTTCTGATGTAGATTACGGTTTTCATAATTCATTTTCAGAAAATAATATGAGGAGAACTATAAATATCATAGGTAAAGGAGAAGTAAATCTTAATTTTTTAGAACAGAAAGATTGGCTAGACGGATTGTTATTTCATTATTGTCCAAGGACTTATTATTATGATTTATCTTGTAATCTTTTTGGATTTGATAAAAATGGATTTTTTCCATTTCCATCTTTTCATACTTTTGATTTAAATAAAGCGTGGGAATTAATATTAAATAAAAAATTTTATAAATTATGCGATGGAAAATTAACTACAAATAAAATGTTAAATTTAGGTTGGAAAATGGAAGATGAAATTAACGATAAAGAGAATCAGATTATAAAACATCCAAGAAATGGCATTTGGAATAATTATGATAAAATAGCGATGCAAAGATTAAATGAACTTATTCATTAATGACGAATCGAAATGTCAAAAAAATATTGATTTATTAAACATATTAACCGAAATAATTCAAACAAATAAATTTTATATTTTAAGAGGCGGATTAGCTATAGCCTTATATTATAAAAAAATTTATAGATGCCATAAAGACATTGATCTTTATTTAGATAGCAAAGATTTTGATTTTTGGAATTCTTTTTTTTCTAAAAAATATCAATTTAGGAAATCAAAAATTCCAAATAATTCTACAGATAAAATGTATGATTTTTCTCTAAATGAAAATCATTTTGGGCATATAGTTTTTGTTGAAGATTTAACAAAAAAAGAAAATATTATTAATCAAATATATAAGCAGAAAAAATATAATGATCCATATATATTAAATAAATATTCAAAATATATTCCAATAACAAAAGATGCAAAAGATCTTGCCTTATCCAAATTTGAAAATCCAACTTTGGATATTGAATTTCAATCAAAAAAAATAAAAATTTTAAATATAAAATATTTAAAAGAACAAAAAATTTTTGGCATTATTTATAGAAAGAAATCCGAAGATCATGATATGAAATATTATTTTAATTGTGTAATCTAAAAATAAATGAAAAAGCTTATTTTTAAAATTAAAGATCAAGTTTATTATTATAATAAATGGTCGAATGAAATTGAAAATGGAGAAATCATCAATATAAGACAAGCAAATTTAAACTGGGATTATCAAATAAGATATCAAATATATAGTGATCTAGACTATACTCATTGGATAGAAGAAAAATATTTATCAAAAGATGAGCAAAGTCTTTTTAAATTTTTAATTTAATTACAATTTACGAATGATTTTTTTTCAAATAAATCAATTTGCTAACAGAAAAACGCCAAATATATTATTGACGAAAATATAATTTTATAATAAAATCCTATTTACGAACAAAAAAATCCCAAATAAGTCTATTTGCTAACAGAAAAATCCCAAATATGAACGAAAAAATGCCAAATAAGCAAGCTGGAAAAGGAGACAGACCAAGAAATTGTTTCTCTGACAGGTTTAAAGAAAACTATGATAGTATAAATTGGACAAATCAAAAAGATAAGTCATTGATTAAAAAAGAATTAAAAAAACAAAATGGCTCATCTACATATATTTATAAATAATTTATCTTTACTTGACTATTCTTGTATATTAATTTAATATGGTAGGATGAACAGAAAAGGTGTTTGTTGTATTGTCTTATCTCTTGCAGAAAGAGATGAACCAATCAAGTTTAATACTATGACTTATAGTAGATTTTCTAGTCTACCAAGACAAGAAGCGTTATCTTCTCTTTCCTCTAGAATACTTAACAATATGATTACATCATATCACTATATCAAATATTGTGCAGACCATAATCATACATATAGGCTTTCTTCTGATCTATTTCCTCTTATTACTTATGATAAAGCTAATGTAACATTACAAGATTTACCAGACTACAATAGAATTGTAGATCAATTTAATAATATCAAAAAGTTAGTTCAATCTACTAATGTTCGCATCTCTTGTCATCCTAGCGAATTTAATGTTCTTGCTAGTGATAACGACAATGCAGTAGATAAAACAATCAAAGAATTAAATCACTATGGTTGGTTTATGACGCAAATTGGTTGTCCACTTAATTATGATGCACCTATGAATATGCACATACATAATGCAAGAGGTAATCTTAACGATGTAGTAAAAAAGTTTATGAGTAACTTTGATAGATTGAGCAACGATGTTAAATCTAGATTAGTTATAGAAAATGACGATAAAGATACTTGTTGGTCAATCAAGAAACTTATGAGACACTTTCATTCTGTTTCGAATATTCCTATTACTTTTGATTATCTTCATCACAAATGTCATCCAGATAATCTATCAGAGGAACAAGCATTTCATCTAGCACGAATTACTTGGGGCAATCATACTCCATTGTTTCATTATTCAGAAAGTATTGTTGGACATAAGAATCCACGCAAACACGCAGATTACGCTACTCGTTTGCCCGATACATACGGACACAATGTAGATGTTGATTTTGAATTAAAAATGAAAGAACAATCTTTTGCAAAGCTATGATTGAATTAGAAATATCAGATGAAATTTTAGTTAAGGCAAGACAAAAAGCCAGAAGTCTTGGCAGATTATATAATTCTATCACAAAAGGTGGAGGTAATATTGCTGGTTACATTGGTCAAATGTTAGTTGCAGAATATTTAAAAGCAAATGAACCAGATAATTATGATTTTGATGTAGAAAAAGATGGTATTAAATATGAAGTAAAAACAAAGCGTTGCACTTCAAAACCTAAACCAGAATATGATTGTAGCGTTTCAGATTTTAATACAAAACAAGATTGTAATTATTATGTTTTTGTAAGAGTAATAGATCATTTTTCTAAAGCGTGGATTCTTGGCAAGAAAAAGAAAAATGATTATTTTAAAGAAGCAAGATTTTGTAAAAAAGGTGATGTAGATGAGAAATCTCATCTAGGTTGGACATTTAAAGCCGATTGTTATAATTTATCAATATCTGAACTAGAACAACTATGAATATTAATTTAATAATTAAATTGATTTTAGCAGTAGGTATGATATACAATATAATCAAAGGAAATACACAAACTGCAATTTTGCTAGGTATTTGTATTTTAATAAATAATTTTTATGACAGAACACGATAAATTATTAGAACTTGTGATAAGAAAATCAGAAGATTATGACCCATTTGGAGATGTAAAAAAATGGGAAAAACCAAATATAGATTATCCAGATTGTTCTTGTGGATGCGGGTATTTTATACCGCTTCGTGGCGAATTAGGAGCAGATTGGGGAGTTTGCACAAATCCAGAAAGTCATAGAAACGGCTTATTAACATTTGAACACCAAGGATGTTTAAAATTTAATAATATTGACAAACAAAGAAACTATTTATAATATAATTATATGGGATTATTTAATTATGTAAGAGTAGAACAAGAGCTTCCTCTTGACGCTACATTAAGAACCCTAAATCATAATTGGCGTGATATGGAATTTCAAACTAAAGAACTTGAAGATAATTGTCTTTCTACTTATATTTTAAAAGATAACAAATTGTATGAAGAAATAACAGAAGGTCATTATGAGGATAAAACAGAGGATGAAGTTAAAGAAAGTAAAAAGTTTTATGGCTCAAGACCTTCTTCTTTTTGGAAGGAGAAATTTGTTGTTGATAAAAAGTATGATAAGTTTCGTGATGATTATACTGGCACTTTTATTTTTGGTTGCATTGTAAATGGTGATAATATTGATGGCACAGATTTTTATCCAGATTGGAAAGCGGTTGTGGTTAATGGAGAAGTAAAAGAATTGACTATTCTTCCAGAATATACCAAATATCCTAGTAAAGATAGAATTGAAAACGAAATAAAATTAGAATTAGAGATCGCAAGTCACGAAAGAAAAATGCGTTGTCCAATTTATAGGATTTATTTTAATTATTATGTTCGCTCGGTTGAGAAAATTAGCTGGAAGATTCAAAGGTCTATTACAAAACTTATCAGAGCATTAGAATGGATTAATTGGAGGGGAATGAGATTTCTTGTTAAGGTTTTAACTCCAAGATGAAAAAACCTCATGTTCTTGAAATAAAAGAGGAAAATGGCTATCAATATATAGAGTTGCCAAATTCTCTTTTAAAAAAGATGGGTTGGAAAATCGGTGATACTATTGATTGGCACGATAATAAAGATGGAACTTGGAGTTTGCTTAAAGTTGCAACTCCTTCTAAATCAAAAAAAAACAAAATTTGACAAGTTGGCTAGTCCAGTATAAACTGAGACTATGAAGTTACCTACAATTTACAAAAAGACAAAAACTGGCAAAATACAAGAATGGACTATTGAAGTCAAAGGAAATCAATATCGCACAATTTCTGGTCATACCGATGGCGAGAAGATTGTTAATGAGTGGACAGATTGTGATGTAAAAAATGCTGGCAGAGCAAACGCTACTACTCCAGAAGAACAAGCTCTCAAAGAGGCAGAGGCAAAGCGTAAGCAGAAACTTGAATCTGGTTATTTTGAAGATATAAAAGATATTAATAAAAAACAATATTTTGAGCCTATGCTTGCTCATAAATATGACGATTATGATGTTAGTTTTCCTGTATATTCTCAACCTAAATTAGATGGGATTCGTTGTATCACAACTAAAGATGGTATGTTTTCTCGTAACGGAAAGAAAATTCTTTCTGCTCCACATATTAGGGAAAATTTAGAAAAGTTTTTTAAAGATTATCCCAATGCTATTCTTGACGGAGAATTATATTGTGACAAGTTAGCAAATGATTTTAATAAAATTGTTTCTCTTGTGAAAAAGAGTAAGCCTACTGATGAAGATTTAGAAGAAAGTGCAGAAACTATTGAGTATTGGGTATATGATGCTCCTAAAATTGGAGTGATTTCTCAAAATAATTCTTTTTATGAAAGATATGAATTAGTATTGGATTCTCTTAAAAAGAGCAATCAATATAAAAAGATTAAAGTGGTAACTACTTTAAAAGTAAATAAACAAGAAGAACTTGATGAAGCCTATGAAATGTATATGGATCAAGGGTATGAAGGACAAATGGTTAGGTTAAATAAAGAATATGAAAATAAGCGTAGTAAAAATCTTCTTAAAAGAAAAGAGTTTATGGATGAAGAATTTGTAATTCAAGGAGTTATAGAAGGAGAAGGCAATAGAAAGGGAACCGCTGGATTTATGGTGTTCAAAAATAAACACGGCAAAACATTTAAAAGTAATATTAAAGGAGATTTTAAATATCTTACTCAATTACTGAAAGATAAAAATAAACTTATAGGCAAAAAAGCTACAATAAAATTCTTTAATTATACTCCAGATGATGTTCCAAGATTTCCTTATGTGATTGCTATTGATAGAGATAGCTACGAATAAAATAAAATTTGACACTAATTTAAAATCAATTTAAATTCAATATATGAAATTAATCGAACAACCAATCAATGTAGTCGAGTCTGATAAGTTTGAGTCTGTAAGTTTTGGAATCAAGCAATCTGGACTTCCTTATATCTTTAACATTCTTCGTAATCAGTTGTATTCCAATAAGCCTCTCGCAGTTTTGCGTGAGATCGCTTGTAATGCACAAGACGCTAATATCGAAGCAAATAGCAAGCGTTCTATTGAAGTTAAACTTCCTACGAAGCTCGACCCCACTTTAACTATCAGAGATTTTGGTAATGGGCTTTCTGCTGATGATATTAAGAATCTTTATTGTTTTTATGGTGAATCCACAAAGCGTAACAATAATTCTGCTATCGGTTATTATGGCATTGGCAAGTTTGCACCATTCAGTTATGGTGATAACTTTGTTTTAATTTCATATCACGCTGGAAAGAAAACCACTTATAATGCTTTTATTGATGAGACTAAAATCGGCAAGATCGTAAAGCTCAAGGAGGAAAAATCTTCTGAACCTTCTGGCGTTATGATTTCTGTGCCTATTCGTGAAGATGATACTCAAACCTTTTTGAATACTGCGATTAATTTATTCAAACACTTTAGGAACAAGCCAATTATTAAAGGTGCAAGTAAAGATGAACTAGCAAAGATTTATGATCGCAAACCTGTATTTGAAGGTAAAAGCTGGCGTTATTATAGCGAGAAGGGCGATTATTATAGTCGTTCTAACTCTGTTGCAGTTATGGGCGTTGGCTATGGTATTGATACTAGCGATGTAGATTTTAATGACGATGAGCTAGAGAGTCTATGCAATCAAGGTTTTGAAGTAGACTTTGATCTTGGCGAACTAGATATTACTGCAAGTCGTGAAAGTCTTGAATATACTGACAAGACCAAGAAAGCTATCAGAGCTAAATTCAAGAAAGTAAAACAAGAGATTGCAGAATCAATCTCAAATCAATTCAAGGCTTCGGATAACATCTTTGATGTTAAGTGTTTATACCAAGAAGTATTTGGAACTTATGGTAGTTTAGGCTATATTGTTCGTAGCTCTTTGAATAATAAAATTCAATGGAATGGTAAAACTATTAACGATCATATTATTTCGTTCAGCAAAACTATTATAGACAAAGTTTGTGCTGGTGAGGTTGTGGTGAGGTTTTATCAAAAATCTCGTAGAAGCACCAAGCTAGTTTCAGAAGCAGAAGATTCTAGAATTATTTGCGAGAAATCTCACAAGATTTTAGTTAATGATACTGGTTCTATGCAAGGTGTAACCTTCAGATTAGCAACCCTTTGGAATCAGCTTGGCGATCAGATTGATGGTGCGTATGTTATCACATTTAAGACTGATGCCGATAGAACGACATTTGACAAATCACTTGGTCTTGTAGATAAGAATTATCTTAAACTTTCTGATTATGAAAAAATTAGTATTCAGCAAGTTAGCTCTGGTAATTCATCTGTTGCTCCAAAGAATCCAAAACATTCTTCTCAAATCTTTAAGTTTAAGCGTGATGATGCTCGTAATTGGGGAACAAAATCTGCTCATTGGGAAACAATGAGTATTGATCTTGCGAATGATAAAGCTATTTATG